ATTGGGGGGTGGATTGCCGTATGGTCGTCAGATTCTTATATGGGGATCAAAGTCCTCTGCTAAGTCATCTTTGTGCCTGCAAATGATTGGTATGGCCCAAAAGGAAGGAAAGGTTTGTGCATGGATAGATGCAGAAATGTCTTATTCAGAAGATTGGGCGAGAACTCTGGGGGTAGATCCAGACAACCTAATCTACTCTACGGCTCGCACTATAAACGATATGGTGGATGTTGGTACGGATCTTATGCAAGCAGGAGCAGATATCATTGTTGTGGATAGTATCTCTGCCCTTCTTCCAGCAGTCTACTTTGAGAAGGATAGCAATGAGTTAAAGCAACTAGAAAACACCAAGCAGATTGGTGCGGAGGCAAAGGATATGACCAATGCCGTAAAGATGCTTAACTATGCAAACAATCAAACAAAGCCAACGCTTTTGGTGCTTATCAGTCAGGCTCGCAATAACATTACTGCTATGTATACAAGCCAGCAACCAACAGGGGGCATGGCTACAAAGTTCTATTCTTCAACCATTATTAAGTTGTTCTCCTCTGAATCAGACAACCAGGCAATCAAAGGAAAGATTCATGTGGGAGATAAGATTATTGAAGAAAAAGTAGGAAGAAAGGTTAGATGGGATGTTCAGTTCAGCAAGACAAGCCCTGCGTTCCAAAGTGGGGAATATGATTTCTATTTCAGGGGAAACGATATTGGGATTGACAGTATCGCTGATTTGGTTGATACAGCAGAAATTCTTGGATTCATTGAACGAGCAGGAGCATGGTATACAGTCAATGGAGAAAGATTCCAAGGCAGGGACAAGTTGATTCTTGGAGTAAAAGAAGATCTTGATATTCAAGAGTCTCTTATCGACAAGGTTACTAATGCCTAAGTTTTCTATATATTCAGGAACATTTGTATGTCAAGAGTGTAAGAAAGAAGTATTACAGGCAAGGTTTTATATAAAATCATACGACCTAACATGGATGTGTCAAGAAAAACATCTATCCAAAGTCAATCTTTATGTTCGGGGCTACTAATGAGTGAGCGAGGAGAGGCAAAAAGAATGGGGGCAAGGCTTCATAAAAACTCAGGGAGGAACCAGAAGAAGGGTGACGCAACCTGGAATAATTATGTTGTCGATATAAAAGAATACTCTAAGTCCTTTTCTATATCTCAAGATGTTTGGGCTAAAGTGGTAACAGATCAAATGAAGGTAGACAAACAAAAATCTCCTGCACTTATACTTGTATTGGGAGAGGGAAGTCGCAAAACTAGGCTAGCCGTGATAGAATTGTCTGAACTAGAAAGGCTAATAGAAAATGACAACGACGATTGAACTCGTCAATGAGGTAGCAGAATTTACTGAGATCTCAGAACTAATGAATGACGATCAACTTACTGACGCACTTGGAGTCATTGTTAAGTTAATGATGAACCCAGATGTTCCTCCGCAAAAGGCGGTAGGTCTTATTGTGCAACTGGAGGCTTATGCAGCCAAGTTTAAGATGTTAGCGTCATACTATACAAATGTAAAGAAAGATGACAGAGCAAAGAAAAACCTATACTACTCCGCTAATGAGGCGGTACAAAGGTTGGTAGACAGCCTGAAGTATAGTGCTAAATTAGGGAGTTACTATGGCTAAGAATTTTTTGAAGCAAGTAATGGATAAGCAACCATCTGGTCCTATTGACACCAGGGAACTTATTAGTAAGATTGAAGAAGGATATACAGCAAATCGTGTGCCTGAGTTTAAGACTAAGAAATCATTTAGTCCATCAACAATCGTTTATGGAAATGGTGCCTGCCCACGATACTGGTATCTAGCATTTGAGGGTGCAGAGTTTGAAGATAATGCAGACGCTTACGCATCAGCAAATATGCAGAGTGGTATCGATGCCCACGCACGCATCCAGAGGGCTATTACAGACGCTGGAATTATGGTTGAGGAAGAGAAGAAGGTCATGATCTCCGATCCTCCTATTTTTGGCTTTGCTGACGGTATTCTACAATGGGGAGAGACACAGCCCATTCTTGAGATTAAGACAATGAGGGAAGAGTCTTATTCATATCGCAAGCACGCCAAGCCACCAAACTATCATCTCATGCAGTTGCTTATTTATATGAAGATATTGGGAAGAAGGTTAGGGGTTCTTCTTTATGAGAATAAGAATTCACACGAACTACATGCTATTACTGTAGAGGCAGATGAAGAGAAACTTGCATGGGTAGAGTATGCTTTTGATTGGATGAGAACGGTACGCAAGGCTTGGGAGGATAAGAAAATTCCAAAGAAGACCTATCGTGCAAACTCAAAGGTGTGCAAGACATGTCCAATTCAAAAGGCGTGCGCTTCCGCTGATAAGGGAGAATTGAAAATAGAACCCTTGGAGTACCTTGAGACATGAAAACTTGTTCTTGGTGTGCAAACGAATTTAATCCTTCAGTAAGTTATCAAATTTATTGTTCCCCAAGTTGTCGTCAAAATTCAACAAAACAAAAAATATATGAAAGATATCAAATTAATAAAATAAAAAACAAATCAAAAAATAAAAAAGTTTGTAGTGGAGGCTGCGGCACAGTAATTAGCATATACAACAAAAATGGATTCTGTCAAATATGCATGATAAATAAAAAAAAGGTACATAAAACTTTTAAAGAAATAAAAGGATTTTTTGAAAATGACAAAGACTAGGCTATCGGAGGTAGCAAAGATACAATCTCCTAAAAACTTTTGTGCAATCGATGCAAGCACACAAAGCATGGCGTTTGCCCACTTTGTTGATCACAAATTAAATAGTTGCGGGAAAATAGTATTTTCTGGAAACACTATATATGAAAAAATAGGAGATACCGCACATAAGGTAAGTTCATTTTTTAATGCATACCCAGTTGATGTTATTTTAATTGAAAAAACTATTTTTGCCAACAGCCCACAGGTAGCAGCAAATCTAGCATTGAGTCAGGGAGCACTGATAGGTGCAGCAAAGTTGGGGGGAGTCAAGAGTGTGTACGGGGTCACCCCAATAGCATGGCAGTCATTTATTGGAACTAGGCTGTTGACAACTGATGAAAAATCTCTTATTAGAAGGAAAACACCAGGAAGATCAAATTCCTGGTATAAAGCACAGGAAAGAGAAAAACGTAAGCAAAAAACTATATTCACAGTTAATAATGAATTTGATATAAATGTAGACGATAATGATATAGCAGACGCATGTGGTATAGGAATGTATGCGTTAAAAAACTGGATGAAAGTGGTTAAAGATGAGAAGTAAAGGATTGCATCTTTCTAAAGCATATATGGAAAAAAGATATATCCGTGATAAAAAAACTCCAGAGGCTATTGCGGAAGAGTGTGGAGTTAGCGTACAATTAATCTACCGCCAACTTAAGAAGTTTGGTTTAAAGAAATAGGAGAGTAAATGTCTGACATGGTAAATCATCCATCCCACTATACAAGCGATCCTAGTGGGGTTGAATGTATTGACATTGTTCGTCATAGGAACTATAATATAGGTAACGCCATTAAATATCTATGGCGTGCAGGACTAAAGAATGAAGACAAGCATATAGAGGATCTTAAGAAGGCGATCTTTTATATTACCGACGAGATCAAAAGGTTGGAGAACCATCATGGGTCGCAGGAAGAAAGTAGTTCCACCGCTAGCACATCTTTACCATCGTGAACCTACATTCACTACCCCCGAAGGCAGAACGCTAGAGCCTGGGGAAATTATAAAAATCAAAGGTGTCTGGGGAACTAAGTTTAAGTTTAAGGAATATGTGCGTCGCACAGACACGGGAACAGACTGGATTGACTGCTATGAACTAGAGCGTGGTCAAAACTGTGGTCACCGTTCCTTTAGGACAGATAGAATTAAGGTTCTCCCCAAAAAGCGAAGGAAGCGCAAAGAGACTCAGGTATAATAATGTTATGCCAGGGGAAAACCTAGCAAAAAATAAATACGTTCAGCAGTCTTTGTTTTCCAAAGAAAGGCCAAAGAGAAGGTCCCCCAAGCGCAAAAAAGAAATAGCGCAAATGTTGGCAAACATAAAAGAAAAAAGTGGCTGCGTGGACTGTGGTGGAAAGTTCCCATATTACCTGCTTGACTTTGATCATGTAAGAGGAACAAAAGTAAGTAGCATATCTAGAATGCTAGACAAGCATCCACTAGAAGACATATTTAAAGAAATAGATAAATGTGAGATAGTTTGTGCTAATTGTCACAGAAATCGTACATTTCACAGGAAACATAATAGACAATTTTAGAATTTAAATATTGCATAATTGAGACAACTATGTTATGCTAGATATTGTTGCCGCCGCAAGGAGGAAACAGATGAAAACGAAACTGCTAGGAGGTATGCTGGGGATGGTGCTAACAATTACCATTGCTTCCCCCGCCACTG